CCTCACGCATGGCTTTGTGATAATCAAATTTACTCATGCGGTTTATATTCTATGTGATTAACACAGCCACAGCCGGCACACTTGCGTACACCGTTGATGTTAAGCATCCTGGGATCATTACACCATTCACAGCATTGGTTAAGCGGCACTATGTCTAACTCAACACCGTTATCTGTAAAGGTGGCTCTAATCCCATCAGCCCCAATCATTTCCATATCACCCATTGTTGGAATCCGGGTAATACCACTTGCCATCTTTTGACATAACTGCCCAACGAGCGGCACATCCTTTAGGGCAGGTGTAACCGTAGTAAGGCGTACCGCGCCCCTTCGCAATTCCGGTTTTAAGAACCATCTCACCATGTTCACAGTATTGAACTGCCGGTGTGCTAGTTGCAACTGCATCAACTACCTGATCTAAGTTCATGGGTACAGGTTGCGCTACTTGCGCTTTATCTTCTGCAAAAGAATCACGCAATACCCTTTCCATTAACGCTGACTTTGAACCGGGTCTGCCATAAATAACAGGTGCTTCAGGTTCAGATGGCCTAGATAACAATTCTGAATCTAAAGATTGATTAGGTGTAACAGCCCAGGATTGCCTTGCCTTAGATGCCATTACTTCTTGTTTAGATGCAATCCGCTTTGTAGCAGACTTCATGGCCGCGACAATAGCCCGCCCCCAGGCAGAAGTTTCACAAATCATAAGTTCACTGCCGGCGGTCATACCTTTACCTGGTATTTGTTCCCAGGCGCATGCAACCCCAGGCCTTACATCATGTGGATCACGGTAACAAGCGGCGGTATAAACCACATAGGTTTTACCTTCAACCTGCACAATGTCATAAGGTTTATTAGGATTGTAAGGTTGTAATGATGCTTCAGGATAGGCTTCTTTCAATTGCGCTATTCTTTCAGCCACATCAACATAATCATTCATGTTCATTATCTGTTTTCCTTATCCCAAAGATTTACAACCTTTTCCATTAAGTATTCATTGTCGGCTTCAAGCATCTTTTGGCGCATTGATGGATGTGTTCTAACTGTAAATTTTTCCACCTTTACACTTGATTGTTTAGCATCTTGTAAACCACGCTTGTAACCACTCTTAAAGCCTTTGTCGTAGCCATTTTCAACTGCGACCATCCAAGTAACACCAATTAACAGTGCCACTAATGTAAATAAGGTGATTGTTATTAACCACCCATATATTTCAGAGTTCATATTTCACCACTTCCTTGAACTTGTCTAACCAATAGGCTTCAACCATTTTGGCTGATAGCCTTCCTCTAATCTGCCTAGCACCGATTGATTTTTTGGCATGTTGGCGGATCAAAGAAGCCTTAATAAAATGCTTACGCTTTTCATCAACATAAGCACCGGATTGTTTGTCATATTTAACTAATTCCAACTCATTACCTTTTCTAATTCAGCCGGTAATTCAACCGGATCAACATCATTTATCACTTGATAAACAGTGCCGTTGGGATGTATAGATGGTGGCAACACAACATAACCTTTGTGTTTAATATCTATACCTGGTATTAACTTGCCTTTGAATTGCTTTGTTTTATCGGCAAGATAATAGAAGTGATAACCGTTATCTGTTTTAACTGTATGCGTATTACTGGTTACACATATTCGGCGATAAGATTCCCATAGAACCCTGGATGCAATATTGCGTATATCAAAATCTAAAACTACAAGATTTGATTGCACAATGGCTAAGCCAATATTTAATTCAGGATCATCCTTGAACCATTTTTTAACCATTGATTTATCATTACTAGCATCAAGGTATCCATGCCTTAAAAATCTACATGGTTCTTTAGATTGTTGTTTAAGTGGTAGAACCCACCAACCTTTTTCTGCGTAGGCTAATGCGTTCATGCGTACACCCATGAGCCGCGATAGTTAGTTGTAAAACAATATTGACCAACAGCGTTATCAAAAGATATACTGTAATCATATTTATTTTGCTTCAAAAACTCAGTAGCCAATAATGCAGAAGCATAATTTTCTACCCAGTAAATAAACAAATGTGACCAACAGATTGAATCTTCAAAACGATCCTTCTGACTTAACCAATCTGTATCAGTAGCCCATTCCATTTGGGCTTCTGTTAAACCTTCAAATTGATTCTGTGTAAGTTTCATTATCTTGCCTCTTGCAATTTATATCTTGTACAAATACTGCCAAGATATTTACCACTTGCAGTTTTAGTTAAATCTATAACGATATTTCTATTTCTTAACATAACCGCTAAGGCAGGTACATCTGATGGAAAATGTGAGTAAACAGTTATTTCACCGCTACCACTTTTTGATGCTGTAACATTCAAATCATTATCTGTAATAATTTTTCGTACTTCTTTGATGCTAACTGCATGTTTCATAATTAACCCTTCCTGGTCAATTGCCTTTGTAAATGCAATTAAACACTAAGGGGCTGACAAATGCAATTGCCAGGCACGGCGTGTTATGTGATTTACCTCACCCAAAGGCCTTACCCATAGCCACAAATGACCCATCAACATTAAATGGAATCATCTCTGCGCTTACATTGCCACGCTTAATATGGATAATTACTGCCCCAGCCTGCCAATTGGCGTAGCCTTTGGTGTAGGACATCAATTTTAGATTACAGGTGTGACCACACTCTATGCCTACTAATACCCGCTCTAAACGGCCATTAAAGGCTTCTGAAGCACATGTATAGCCCAGCCTGTGCGTGTGTCCCGAAATTACTGAACGCCCCCACCTTTTACTAAGGTTAAGCGCGGTTTGACCGGCAATATTAGATATGACCCCTTCATCCCCATGACATAGCACAAAGTTAGTACCAGGTATCGGATAGGGCTGTTTTGCATAATGTATTCCAAGATCATTAAAGCCCATAAAATTTGCGTACTGTAACTCAGGTAATCCCATAAGCCCTGGGATGCGCTGTAAAGATTTGTACAATCTATCAGAATGGTTTGATCTACTAACTACATCAGTTTTTAGATCATAGAGAATGTTTTGGCAGGTAGTACGATCTTCATCAAGGGTCTGCATAAATGATTCAGCCTTGCCATCACTAAATCTTGAAATGGTATTAAAATCCATTTCATCACCAACATTAAGAACTAAATCAAACTTAAAGGCATTGACTAACTTTTTTAGGTTAGTGACCGCTTCTGTAAATTGAAATGGGACTTGCAAGTCACTGACCACTAAATACCTTGCATTAAATGATTTATCTCGCTTAATCGTCATCCTCATCTTCTGTTGGATCAATTCGGGGAATGATCTCAGTGGGTTGATTACTTGGATTGATCCAATCAGGCATTGATGCACCGGGTTCTGTTATTAACCAAAATGCAACTTCATGGCTAAAACCGGCAGACTTAGCCGCCCTGAAAAGTTCATTTAAGGTTATGTAATGATTTTCTAATTTGCTCAACGCTTCAGCCTTGCGTGGCGTGCGCCGCCTACGCTGTGGTGCTTTTCTAGGTTTCTTAGTAGCCATAACCACCAATTTCAAATCATACGATTCCGCGTATTGCTCTTTCAACACCTTCTTCAAGGCTAATCTTAGGCGTGTAGTAATCGCTCATCATACTAGGATCACCAACGCGATAAGCGACACCTGCCGGCTTGTCGGTTAATATTTTGAATCGCTTGGCAGGTGTTTTCTCATATCCCAGGGTATTCAAAGCCATAACTGCTAAATCTAAAAATGTTGTAGCCCTGCCTGTACATAGATTAAGTGTTTGATTGCAATTGTTTTTAACCATTTCAATTACTGCATCAACTATGTCATCAATGTGTATAAAATCTCTAGTAGTAGTTGCCTTACCCCATATATCAAATGGATTAGAGTTCATTATTGCGCGTTGGATAATTGCAGGAAACGGATAATCTAAATCTTGATCAGTGCCATATCCGCTAAATGGTCTAAGCGTTAGTACAGTTGTACCTTCTTCGCGCAAGTAATTCATTAACATTTCACCGGTTAGTTTTGACCAGCCATAGGACATATCAGGCTTGCCTATGTTCTTAAAATTTATATCCTTCTCTTTTAACTTACGCTTCTTAGATAAGGTTTGTAGATCAGTTGGATAAGCGGCTGATGATGAAAAGTAAACAACATAAGGTTGTTCGGTTCTCATAGCCCAACCGGCAAATTCAGCATCAATGGCTAGATCAACTGCTAATGCCAATGGTTCATTTTCAATCGTCATACGGCCACCAACTAAAGCGGCTAAGTGAATTACAAGATCATATTGTTTTTTTTCTAACTGAAAGAACTTACGGCAATCAATTCCAGCCTTCAAATCTACAAGGGTTAAATTGGCATTAGGTAAAGCACGCCTAAAAGCCCGGCCAACGAAACCATGTGATCCAGTGATCAGTATATTCATCTAAATTTTCTTATTAAACTTGCATATTCCATATCTGATAAATATCTTTGAAGTGTAAGTAAATCTTGTTCAAACATTTTAGGTGCATTAACTCTTTCATAGCCTTCATCCATTGCAACCTTGCCGGCGGCTGGATGTATATGTTCAATAATCACATCAGGTAAATACTTCAGGTATTCTAAATCCAGGCCTAATTGCTTTACAAAGTTATCAAAAAATAGATGTACGCAACCTGGAAATGTCATACCGCGTAATTCATTAACTAAATCTCTTGTCATGCCATAGGCTGTTGGTAGATTTGCGCCTTGTAACAAATCATCACCATAAACTATTCCAGTGTTAGTGCCTAACGCCTGAATAAAGGCTTTATCCCAACCCGGCGTTCTAGGAAGGTGATCATCACCCATGAAAACAAAATAATCATATAAAGGATATTTAGTAATATCCAAAAGAAGAACTGCACCGGTATTAAGAGATTTAGCACAACCACCTGTTTTATTATCCGCCGGTAATTTTTTATAGTTCTCACTTTTGGCGTACTCATTCCATTTAGGATCATCATTATCTATGACAATATAAAGGTCGGCTTCTGCCCCGGTATCTTTGAACGCCTGGGCTAACCTTTCGGCATTTTCAGGCCTACCCCTACTGGGTACAACCACGCACATCTTCATGGCAATAGGGTAAGGGATAGGGCTGACTTACTTACTTAGATATAAGAATTTGGTATAGCGTGTCTAACTTTTCTTCTATGCGTGCAACCCGGCCTTCTAGGTTATGGCCGCCATTGCCATCAGGCTTTAACTCACTTAAATAATGCTTGACTAGCCAACGCACTGAAGCAATAAATGATCCAACTATTGTGACAATAGATACGACTAATGCCATGTAATCGTTAGCGGTCATTTGCTATTTACGCCAAATTTTTGATCTTGCGGATCAAGGTAGCGCAATAAAGGTGCTACTACTGCACCGGCCAAAATTGCCAATTCAGGGCGAACATCAGCGACTAATGCCAATGCTGTTGTAACGGTTGCAACTGCAACGCTTCTTAGGTATGACTTAAAAATCTCTTTTTGCTTCTTGTTAATTGTCATTTTAATCCTAACTCTTTTATTTTTTCCTTAACTTGATTTTGATTTAACGCAATCTCAAAGTGCATAGAATCTATACGCCTTTTGTAATTGCCGCCCCATGCCAAACCGTATTTAGTTATTAACAGGATAATTATATTACTTTGTTCCCTAGTAAATGTATTTGACTTGCCCAAAGGATGCTTAATTGCATTTAGGTCAATGGCAGTGCCGGATGAATGATTACTTAATACCTTTTCTGATCCCCTAGTCATGCGGAAAGCAAAACCCCAATCATCTAATTGGCCTTGATCAATGGGTTCTACTAACTCATGGAACTCTTTAGCAAAATTAACAAGTAAGGGTGCAACCGCTTTGGCACATGCAAATTTAATTTTTGTACCTGGTACTGTAAAAGATTCAATGCCTAAAGCCTTACGATCCTCACTAGCCGGCCATCCATTAGGGCTAGTGAGTTCTCTGATCGTTGCCATGATTTACATGCTTATGAAAGCAATAACCGTGCTTCTTCTTGGGTTATGCCTAACTTTTTTAACAAGGCAGATTTGGCTGTTGCATCAGCCGCCTTTTGTGCTTCTTCTTCTGCCTTTTGTGTAGCGTATTGTTCTGCCATTACCTCACGCTCTGCAATTTCCTCAGCCGTTAATGCAATCTCTTGCACCTCACCTGTTGAGCAATCTACTACGATTTTGTTAGTCATTTTATTTCTCCTTATGCGTTAGATATTCCATATAGATAAGCGGTTGAGTATTGGTCAAAATTGCCAACAGATAGAGTTAATTTAACTCCAGTAATCGCAGCACTATTTGACCATAATACGGCGTGTAATCCCATCTCAGCCGCACTTGCATTAGTTTCAGATACTCCATCTGCACTAACGGATTTGTTATTACTACTAGCATAATTTGGAATGTATAACTCTATATTTGAAAAAGTGCTTGCGGTAGAACCAGCAGCAGAAACAGCATAAGAAACAAATCCAGCAGTTTCGGTAAATGAAGAGGCGGCAGTGCCTGAACCTGTCAAAGCCCTACCAGTAAAATTAGCAGATGATGAATTAAATTGTACTAACATATTATCTTTTTGGGCAGATGCTCTACTTGACCTAGGTGAAGTTTTCACTAACAAATCAGTATAAGTAGCAGGTATAGAAGTGAAATCTATCGTAGCCGCACCACCACTACCCACTGTAACACTTGATATTAAAGTATATGTAGTAGCCATTATTCCGCCTTAATTCCGTAGAGTGTCCATACGCAACCTGTTGTAAAATTTGCTGGACTTTCTAAGGTAAATGTCACTTTATTTATTGCCGCCGTATTACGCCATAATCCAACTGAAGTATCTAATCCTCTTGGTGCTAAACCCCATTTAGTTAAAACAGTTTTATAAGTTGTTGTATTTGAATAATTATTTATATTTATTAACACTGTACCAAAATCTGTTGTATTTGGGTCTGCCGTATAATTATATCTGATAAAAGTTTGACTAGAAAGTCTAGTGCTTCCAGTTGTTGTTCCATTGCCCCATAAAATTGTTGTTGAATAATTACTTGCTGTATCTCCATTAAATTGTAAATAACAGGCTGGATTATTAGTTGTAGAAACTTTTAATGAACCAATAACCACTAAATCAGTATATGCACTGCTAATAGAAGTAAATTCTATTGTGGCTGAATTGCTACCTAAAGTACTGGTTGCTATCTTTTCATAGGTGCTAGTCATTATGACCCCTTAATTCCGTATAGGGCGAATTGGGAATATTGTTTAAAACTATATGCACCATCAATGGTTAATTCTACGGAAGTAATGGCGGCGGTGTTATTCCATAATGTTGAACCTAAAGCAATAGTGCCAGCACCATTATTATCAGTACCACCAAGTCCTCTTAATGTCGTATTTTTATTTGTATTTGCATAATCTAAAATATCTATTACCACTGCACCAAATTGACTTGTATAATCTTGTGCAGGAATTGCATTAGATACTACTGTTCCATAAGTTTGACTACTAGCACCAACGGCTGCGGCAGCACTTCCATTACCCTGCAGATAATGATAAGCATATCCAGTTGAACTGCCATTAAATTTGACTAGTAAATCGCTTCTATTTGTTCCAGTTCTACTGCTTTGACCAATACCTCTAATTTGTAAATGTGTATAGGTAGATGGTATTGAACTAAAAGTTACAGATGAACTACCACCTGAGCCTACAGTTGTAGTTGCAATAGACTCATAAGAACCTGCCGCACCTGCCGCCGCTCCGCTGTCTAAAATCCCAAGAATTAAAGACATTAGGCAATGCCACCTACGATATACCAGGAATCGGTACTGACTTTAATACAACTTGCGGCCTTGTATTGACTTGTAATAACAGGGTTGGTTGCAGTTGCCCCGGATGATGCAATGGTTACACCTGCACCTTGTGTAATAGATACCGTGCCGGCTGATCCAATTTTAATAACATTTACTACTGATCCAGTAGTCATTGCCACGCTTGAAAATGGTTGGATTGTAATAGTAGTTGTGCCGGTATTTGAATAAGTAATAAGTTTATTATCTGCATCAGTAACAACCAAAGTATCTGATGTAGCCGTAACTGCTCTAACGCTTAGGTTGGCGATAGAGTTCATTTGAGCCGCCGTTAAAACTTGACCAACGGAAAAGGTTGCCATTTATCTATACTCCCTAATAAGCCAAAGAATCTTCATCTAAAATTCCATCAACGGTAGATGATAGCAAAAATCCTGATGCAAAAGGTTGGGCGCAAGTAAAGGTTACAAGAAAAGATTTTGGTGTTATTTGATAGGTAAGGCCTGCAATTACGCTATCTGTAACCACATTGCCTGCCGGTAATGTCTGAGTAACCTGGATTGGATCAAACACATCTAAATTCAAAGCGGCCACTACCCGGCTTGGATCGTTTTCACCATAGGCATCAACTGTTAATGAATTAAGTTGGATGTCCACGCCTTGTTCTTTTCGGGATGCAATGATCATTTGTGCTTGATTCAACGCATCTGCCTGTGTCTGCATTATGCCACTTCTTACCCGGCTATGTTGGAAATAATCATCAATGCTGGCCGTATCACTTGCGGTTGAACCACTTAATCCTGTTGGCGTCACAGTTACTTTGTTAATCATTTGATAATCTGAAATATCAAATTCAACTGCCTGATAGGTAATATCACCTGATCCTGGTACATCACTAAATTCAGTTAATGTGCCACCTGATGCAACTATGATGTCATTGCGTGATAAAAATTTTGCGTAACCGCGTTGATCCATATAGAACGCACCCAGGTCTGTACCCTCTACGACCTGACACGCGCCCAATAATGATCTTGATGATCCATCATCTACCTGAACTGTTGTAGTTGCAGTAGTTGAAATATCACGCATACCACCTGGCCAATCACCTGAATCTAACAAACTTGTAATTCTTTGGGCTGTTGTTTGTCCGGCAGTGCCACCGCTAACGGATGTAATAGTTGTTAGGTTAAGTAACTGGAATCCATCTACGCAAGATAAGGTTACATAGGCTGGATCAAATCCAGTAGGGCTTTGATAATTCCATTCCTGTACATACATAGAACCTAAATTATATGTTGTGCCTAAATATTCTGCGGTAAAACGAATCTTACGCATAGGTTTAATCTTGCCGTATAAACTAGAACCCGTATTGGCTGGATTAAATTGACCTGTTTCATCCACAAATGTAATGCGTGCCGTACCACCTGTAAATGAATCTGATGATCTGTTAAAAGCACGGCGAATATAACATTGAGTTACAAGAGATGTTATATCTACCGTATCTGCGGCGGCAGTACCTAACACTGCTACATCTAATGGTGTTGCAGGATCATCAAGCACAAGGCTGGGATCAAAGGAAGCACCGCCGGAAAAATCAATTTCGGCCTTAAATATTGCGGCTGGCATTATCTTCCTAAATTAGTTAATTGAGTTACTGCACCTGATCTATTTAAGTTATACAAAGCATCCTGAATTACAGATTGTAATTGGCCTTCTGATATAACCGATCCGGCTACATTTACATTAACAGTAGTACCCATGCTACCCATTTTATCTAATGGTATAACTGCTTCTGATCCGGCTTCACCAATCATTGCAAGTGTAGGTTTAGTTACAATTCCACCTTCTGCCATTAGTGGTATGCCACGCCTTGCCGCACCACTTTCTTTATATCTTTCAGCCGTAATTTCTGCGGCTGACATTCCGGCGTAACCTACCGTGCCAACTAATTTATTTCCTAAGTCTGTAAAGTAACCTGGATCAAACATAGTAGCACCGGTAGTAGGTGTTGTTTTCTTTTTATTTATTTCATCTAACAACGCTAACATCTTGCGTAGTTCTTCATTAGACCTAAATAGAACTCCTAAATAAAGCAAAACTTCGGCAGTATTAATACCCCATATTTTCGCCAATGATTCAACATCGGCAGTAGTAATTTGCCCATCCTCAATAACCTTTAATACATCTGCGTATCTTGCGGCTTCATCAACGGCGGCCTTTGTACCATCAGATAATTTTTGTAATAGTTTTACACGCAACTCATCCTCACCGGATAACTTACGACTAAGCGCAACTTGTAAATTGATCTTATCAATATCAAACATAGCGGCTAATTCATTCTTCTTTTTGTCTAATGCTTGTTGCGCTGTTTTTTCGGCTGTTAATTTTTTCTCTCTAAGCAAAATATCAGCCTGAATTTTCTTTAACATTTCAGCATAGGTCAATTGCTTCTTAGTGCTTTTACCTTGATTTTGTAAAGCATCTAAAACTGATCCCGATAAACCGTATAAACCTTTTTCAATTAGTAATCTTTTCTCTCTATCTTTTCTTCCGCTTTCGCCTAGTTGTGCTAATTTCGCATCAGCGTTAGTCGCTTGCCCAGTGATAACATCTAGGTTGATTATGAGGAAATCTAAATATGCACCTAATCCTTTTTTCTCAAAATTACTTGCAACACCAACCATAAGATCAGCGAATTGCGTTGCGGCATTTTCTACCTTTACACCAAACACATCTAATTGATCTGACCCAGTAGCAATGATTGATATAGCAGTTAAAAATCCTTGCCCTAAAGTTTCAGTGGCTTCGCCTGCACTAATTTGGAATGATTTTAATTGGCCTGCAAATGTTTTAGTTTGTGCTTCGGCTGATCCGGCGTACTTATCTAAATTCTGCATTAACTCTACAAAGCCCATTGATTTGGCTTCTGCGGCTGTAAATCCAACACCTAAAGCGGCTATTGATTTGTAATTACCCACTGCCGCTTTATTTACGGCATCAAGAACAGTACCTAAATCAGCCCCAGTGCCGGCTGAAATATCTAATGCTTTACTTAGTAATGTTTGTGATGTATCTAAATCACCGGTTTGAGCGACAAGTTGG